GAGGCAGCATTGCTCTCCGATTTAGCGTGGACCAGAACGCGATAATTGTCGTCGATCTCCCAGCTGAACGACAGAGAACTACGCTGATACTCGGACTCGTCCAGAACCACAAAGTTGAGCACCTGAGGAACGAGACCCTCCACGGTTCCGTCGTCCCAGGTGATGAGACGCTCGGCAGCGTAGGTCGCGAGATACGGGAGGTTGCCTCCACTCGTCGGCAGGTCTGCCAGAACACCGACGCGGCCTGTGATCAACTGCTCTTCGTTGATTCGGCGCAGAAGCTGAGGAAGTTCCTCGCCCTTGGACGACGTGATCCCTTCCAACTCTTTGGGAACGGTGATCTTCGGCGGCTGGGAGTGCATCATGCCGACAGCAGTCTGGACTGCCTCTCGCACGAAGTTCGGAAACCGTGCTCTCATCAGATACGCTTCGTAAGCCTTGAAACCGGGCTGTTGAGCGTTGTCCATGCCGTCGGCGACTTGACCAGAGGTGGCAGGCAGATAGAGAGTCCGCTTGGACTTCACCTGACGCTGACCCCGATAGGCATCACGCATCAAGACCCAATTCGTGGTCTGGAAGGTAAACTCTGGATGCTTCTCGGAGAGAGTAACTGTCATGGTGTGCCTCGCGGAGGATCGATAGCCTCGGATCATACGTCAGACGGGTGAAGAACGCAAGCCTTATTTTTCAAATAGCCTTAGTAATGACCTGTTGTGGTCCCTGAGCCGACGGTGACTCCGGCGAAGCGGACTCGATATCGGCTTTCGTCAGCGCAGTGGTCTTCTGCCTCTGTATTGACGTCGTCTGGTTCGTTTTCGTCTCTTGGAAGCACTGGAACAGTGCGAATCCAGTTGTCACACGTATTGAAGATGAACAATCCTGGTCGTTCGCGAGGCCCAAGACGAGACGGGTGTGCGTTCTTGAGCATCCGGCGCATCTGATCCCAACCGGTGATCCTCGAACCGGGCCTTTTGTCCGCCGGAACCCATTTGATTCCCTTGAAGACCGTGCCGTTGTCCATTCTCACCTTCACGCGCATGTCTGTCGCGATGCAGTTGCCGTTTTCAGCGCTGAAAATCTGTGCATCGGCCACGCCGGGCTTCACACGACACCAGTTCGCGTCGCGAGCGTCCCGAAATCCCCACTTGATCTCCCTCTCGACAATCCCACGGCTGATGTCAACAGCCAAAGCCCTCTGCCCTTCATTGGGCTTCCCTGTCCAACCATACCATTCGTTGATACGGAACAGATCGCCTCTCACGGTGGACCGCCAAGTCCCATTCGGCAGCTGAACATCCTCGCCATTGCTCGTCGCCCACCATCCAACAGAGAACGGCTTGCTCGAACCCCAGTCGAACGAGCGATCAATCCTCCAGAGGGGTGGGATAACGAACGGTTTGATCAGGTTGTAGTCCGGATCCCACACATCGTCGAACATACCTCCAGCAACGATGTCCCACGAACCCTCGAGCCACGCTTTCTTCTCCGCGTTATTCCTCGCAGAGGCAGCGATCTTGTTGATATATTCGGGATCCTGGTCAAGTAATATCTTATTTTCCTCGAGACGAGAAAATATAGATAGGCGAGCAGGCTCTGGTCTTCCCTCTTCATCAATAAGATCCTTGCGAACCTTCATGTTGAGGCGGTCAGGTAGAAATCGTGCTTTCACCCAGTTGTGACCGGGACCGTATGGGTTGGTCGTCGCCCGAATCATACGTGGCATTCCCGGTGTTGAGCTGCGACAGCAGCTGAACATCCGTTTATACCCCGCATCAGTCGGCCAGTTGCAGAGTTCCTCCCATCCGATCCACGGATACTCGTGACCGTGATAGTTCCAGTAATCGTCGTCCTTCTTGAACTGACGCAGGAGAAGCTGTTCGCCTCCAGGCCAAGTCCACACATGCTCTGAGTGATTGAACTTGGCTTGCGGCCAGATCTGCGGGAACCACTTCTTGGTCTTCGTGATGACGTCCGTCAGCTGCTTATATGTCTGCCGAAACAGAATCCCTTTCCAGCCAGCCCCGAAGCCTCGCCCCGTGAACATACCGAACGACATGATGAGGCAGTCGGTCTTCCCACCGCCACGAGTCCCCTGATAGAGAACCTCAAAGATCGGAGTCGAGGAGAGGAAGGCTTCCTGTGATCCAGCCTGAGGCTTCCAGATCACATTATCAGGGTAGCTGGGAATCGGGTCTGTCAACTCTCAATCTCCTTCAAAACAAAGCAACCATCTTCGCTTCCTGGAACCAATCCTTCGCGACTTGGGTGGGGATCGTGGAACAACTTGTTCTCTTCACGATCCCACACAACGAGATGCCTTATATTCCTGGGTGAAACGCCAGACCTTCCGACGTAACGAGGCCAAAAGTCTTTTTCTCTTGGATAGAAGTCTAGGAGAAATCCGTGCTTCTGCTCCAGTTCTTCAAAGAACTCCATATTCCATTGAGTTGGATCTGAATGATCGATTGGGTGAGGAAATTCCAAGTCTCTTTGGGCAAGAGTGTAGACGACCGCTCTCGTGCAGTCTCCATATTGACCCTTATCATGGTCACTGAGAACCTGTTGATCAAACTTCATCGGACAAGCCCAGAGAGGTGGCGTCCATAATCTTCCGCTTTGCCTCTTCAAGGAGCCACAGAGCGTCCTTATTAGACATCCCACTCGAACGCAGGCCGAAGTCCCCGTTCGCATCGTAGAACAGCACGATGATCTCTTGATGACCCTCTCGCTCAATCAGCGCTTCCACCTCTTCCGGCTTCATGCGTTCGTGAGCACCCAACTCGATGATTTCTGCCATGATAATCCTCAACACCTTGGTTGAGGTTATTCAATAGGGTCGATTAAGCGTTCTAGCAAGTGGAAACTTTCGTTTGTCACCCAAGAGGAGCGGGCGCGCACCTCGGATCACAAAAGTTTCAATTGGGGATTTTTCGGACTCCCAGGTCTTCGCAAATTCTACATTCGGTGACACGTCGGTGAAGAAGGGTCGGATGTCGTCTTGGTGATACCCTGTTAACCCGGTCCCGACCGGCGTTAGCAGGAATCTTAGGTCCGGGTTCGCTCGGGCGTATTCAACGAAGTCCCGGCAGTTCTTCTCGATTATATCGAGCGGAAGGATCTCTAAATACTCGTCTTTCGTGGGGATTGCGTAAGCCGACCCGGTGCGACCGACTCCGACACCTCTCTGGGCTCCGTAGTGCCTGAACGCTGTGAGTGCAGCGCCTTTCCCATGCCGACCGGCAAGGTTTGAACCGAACACGAATATCTTCAAATCAAGATCCCCTTATGCTATCTGTCTCATCATTATTTGTAGATTGGCAATCTGCTCGGGTTGGAGGAGAGGTGTCGGGGCACGGGGCCACCTTCCCCCGTCTCCGGTGAGACGCCGTTGATGAGGGGAGGTCCGGGGAGGGAGGCGACTCCGGAGAGCCGCCTCGTCCGTCCGTCAGCCAGCCTTGGCCGCTGGCTCTTCGGTCTTGCCATTGACCTTCTGCCACTCGACCACGGCAGCGTCATACTCCTTGTCCGTCGGCTCCACGAGGGTCAGGTAGCCAAGTTCAGCGTAGAAGGTCACGTCGCTGGGGATCAGTCCCTCGGTCACCTTGCAGTGCAGGAGAGTCATCCCCTCCTTGTAGAGGTGGAACCGCTTGATGCAGTTGCCCTTGCCCGGATGGCCCTTGATCTTACCGATCTTGCGCAGCATCTTGCGCTGCGGCTTGGCCTTCTGGGGCTGAGCAGCGAGGCCCTTGATCGGCTGGCCTGTGGTGTGGAGAGTCACGCCCACGCCGGACGGAGCCTTGCTGGCAACGTTCTCACGGGCAACGTGGATGGCGGGTGTCTGTTGCACCGGAGCCTCAGCCTTGGCCTTGCTGGTGGCCTTGGGAGCAGCGGTCTTGCGGGTGGTGTTTGCCTTGGTCATGGTATGGTTCCTTTGGTTAGTGGCTGGCGACCCCATGTTGCCCTGCCATGAACTCAATATGGGGCATCCTGGTGCAGATGTAAACCCCTATTTTTCGTTTAGGACAAAATAATTATTTTCGGCTAAATGCAAATTAGGACTTGCCATTCCCATTGGGAGCCGCTACTCTACTCACATAGCAGGCGGCACAGGGCCACTTGCTACTAACCAAAGGAACCAAACACATGACCGATACCGATAAAGCCGTAGCCGAGTTTCTTACCAATGGCGGCAAGGTGACCCAATGCCCGCCAGCCAATGCCAACGGGAACGAGGCCAGCAAGGCCAGCTGCGCAGACGTGGCCCGCCAGCGGAGAGAGTGGCGCAAGGCGCAAGCCGAGGCCTGCCACCAGAGCGAAGAATGATGGCCCTTGCCAAGATTGCAGTGATCGCCTTTCTGGTGGTCGCTTGCGCCCTCCTTGAGCATTCCGTCACACTGCTGATTGCTGACCTGCAATTAAATGTGATCCCCTGACATTTTAGGACTTGCAGATACTGAGAGCAGGTGG